ATTTCAAGCCAACCGCCGCTCTCGCGGTCGAGGCCAAGCGCGGCCTTGAGTGGCGCGAGGAATACGGACGCGGCGGAACGGAAGTCGGAGTAGCCCGCGCGCGTGACTTGATGAACCGCGCCAATCTTTCACCGGACACGATCCGCCGCATGAATAGCTATTTTGCCCGTCACGAAGTCGATAAGCAGGGCGAAGGATTTAAGCCGGGGCAGGACGGTTATCCGTCTGCTGGCCGTATCGCATGGGCCTTGTGGGGCGGCGATGCGGGCGCGTCATGGGCTGCGGCCCGCGCGGCACAGATGGATGCCGTCGATGACGATGAAGGCTAAACTTTAACGGGGGCGATTGCTTCGACCGATCCTGCGGGATCTGGCACGGGGGTGAAAGCCCCCCGCCTCCACCTTTTGACAGTCGGAACTTGGAATGACCAAGACCGACTTCGCTGTTCTGCAAGGACAGATCGACGCGCAGGCTGCGACCATCTCCGACGTTAGCGTCATTACGGTTGGCGAAGCCAAAGGCCACGGACTGCAAATCGACGCGCAGACGTTGGTTGAAGTAAAAGCCGCTGCCGAGACTTACGCGGGTGGGTTGAAGGTGAAGACGGATCACTACACCGGATTCAACGAAATCGTTGGCACACTGAAGAACTTCCGCATCGACGGCGATCAGCTACGCGCCGATTTGTTCCTGCTCAAGAATCACGATGCGACCGCTCGCATCTTGGAGATGGCCGAGCTTATGCCCGACACCTTCGGTCTTTCGATCAGCTTCACGGGCGAACACGAAGAGAGCGACAACGATATTGTCTTTGCCCGCTGCACGGAGATTTACAGCGCCGATTTGGTTGATGCTCCCGCCGCGAATCCCACGGGGCTGTTTAGCGTTAAGGTTGACAGCGAGAAAAAGGCTATGGACGAAAAGCAATTTGCCGAAGCCCTCTCCGCTGCCCTCGCGCCGATCAACGACAAGTTGAGCGCGTTTGAGGCTTTCATGACTGAGGCCACCACCAAGTTTGCCGCGCTGGAATACAAGCCGGAAGACGAGGAAGCCCCGAAGATGGAAGACGGCGAGATGCCCGAATCCGAAGACGAAGAGAAGGAAGACATGAGCGCCAAGCTCGCCGCCGAACTCGCGGAGATCAAATCGCTCGTCACCAATTTCGGCGCAAAGCCCGTGGCCGTTGCGGTTCCCGTCGAGGCCAAGACCGAAGAGGTCAAAGAGCCGACCAACTTCTCCGAAGCCCTTGAAGTCGTGAAGGCCGAAGGTCTTTCCGGTTCCGCCGCTACGAAGGCCGTCATCGCCCGCTACCCTGAACTTTTCCTCGCTGCCCGTAACAGCGGCATCCGCACTCTCTAACTAACTAACTCCTATGGCATCCCAAGTTGATTCAACAAACCGCTCTTTCGTCGCCAACGCGGCGATCAGCGCCTTCCGCCTCGTTCGTCTTCACACGACCGAAAACGAAGTTGTCGCCGCCACCAACGGTGCGGCTATCGGGTTCACCCAAGATGACGCTTCGGCGGCTCAAGTGGTGGGCGTCAAACTTTTCAACCCGACCTACCTCGCCACCGTTTCCGGTGCTGGCGTTGCTGCTGGCGCGGTGGTTCACGCGGTTGCCGCTGGCACCGTGGCCTCGGCTGGCGGCGTGACTGTCGGCTTTGCCATCAATGCTGGCACGACCAACGACATCATCGAGGTCGCGGTTCCCGTCAAGAGCTTCTAACAACTAACGACCTACCACTATGGCTTACACAAACTCCAACGCTCTGCCCCGCGCGGAAATCTCGCAAGCGGTTTTTGAGGCGCAGTCTAATTCCGCCTCCCTCCCGTTCATCGGCCTTGAAGTGCTTCCGGTCTATTCGGTTGCTGCTCGCTCCGGTGAGTATCTGAAAATCGAACTCGGCGGCGGCGAAGCCTACAACGTCGACGCGCTCAAGACTGATCCCGGTGCGGCTCGCTCGCGCGTCACCCGCCGCTTCACCAGCGACACCTACGCCACGACCAGCTACGAACTCGAAGAGCTTCTGCCCGACGAGACTGCCGCTGACCTTGGACGTTACTTCGACGTTGAAGTGTCCAGCGCCGCGTTCCTCAACAACAGCTTGCTCATCTCGCATGAGCAGCGCGTTGCCGACCTCGTTTTCGGTTCCAGCATCAGCGCCATCAGCGCGAATGCCGCTTACACCGCTGGCTCAATCGACACCCTCGATATCGCCAAGGACGTTGACGATGCGATGACGGAACTCGCCAAGAAGAACGTGGTTGCCGACACGGTGATCCTTTCTCTCCCGGTGTTCAACCGCATCCGCCGCAGCACCAAACTTCTCAACAACCTTTTCGGCCCCGTCAAAAACGTGGCGCAGGTTCGTCCTGCTTCCGCCGAGGAAGTTGCCGCCGCCCTCAACGTGTCTCGCGTCCTCATCGGTCGTGGCGCTCGTAACGGCGCGAAGAAAGGTCAGAGCTATTCCGGTTCCTTCATCTGGGGCAACTCCAAGGTTGTCGTCGCCAAGCTCGGCGCTGGTGAGTTCACCGCTGGCGGTTTGGGCCGCACCCTCCTCTGGAGCGAAGACAGCCCGACCCCGCTGGTCACGGAAACTTACCGCGACGAAGCCCGCCGCAGCAACGTCATCCGCGCTCGCCACAACACGGCTGAGAAGCTGATCGACACTTCCTGCGCCATCGGCATCGACACCAGCTACGCCTAAACGACTGTTCTGTGTGTTCACTAAGACCCCGCCCGAAAGGGCGGGGTTTTTCGTTTGATTGACAGTCTGCCACGGGGCAGATGCAAATTCAGTCGAAGGTCGCCGTATGCCTCATATGCGGCAACGAAGAGGGGATCATGGGGCGGGCGCTGGATAGCGCCTTCACCGTCAGCGACACCGTTATTGTCGTGCGTGCCATCGGGGGCCAGAAGCCCGACAAATCGCTTCAGATTGCCCGTGAGCGCGGTTGCATTGTCGGGGAATATCACAACAGCCCCGCGACCGCATCGTGGCCTTTTGTGGACGATTTTGCTGCCGCCCGTAATGAAGCCTTCCGGTTGGCCGCAGTAACACCCGCCGAGTGGTTCATGTGGATGGATTGCGACGATACCCTGCCCGAAGGGATGGGTGAGACAATCAAGCAAGCCTGCACCGATACCAAAGAGGATTGGATTTTGGCCGAGTATGAGTTGCCGCAGCACTGCAAGTCCGTCCTGCGCGAGCGCCTGTTCCGTCGCGGCACGGCGGCATGGTTCAACGGGGTTCACGAAAAGTGCATCCCGGTCACGGAGGACAAAGACAAGGACACCCTGCAAGTGCGCGTCCGCAAGGACATCCGCATTGTTCACCAGCCGCTCGACGCCAAGACCGGATCACAGGAACGCAACCTCAACATCCTGCTCTGGCGCTATCAAGAGACGCAGCACATCGCTTTCTATCTGCACTACGAGTTCTTCCTGCTCGGCAAGCGCGAAGAGGCGGTCAAATACGGTCTGCAAGCCCTGCGCCTTGAAAACCTCGATGGAGTTTATCGCTACGAAGTCCTGCTCAATCTTGCGATGCTGGCCGAGAAAAACGAACACGGACAGGACTTGCTGCAACGCGCTATCAAGCTCTGCGACTCCCGGCGCGAGGCGCATCACTTGCTGGCCCTCTTGCAGATGGACGCGGGGCAAACCGCCGAAGCGGTCAAGACTGCCGAGCATTGCCTAACAATCAAGGAACCGAAAATCTACGAATGGACGCACCGCCCGGAAATCTACGGATGGAAGGGTTTTGCTACTCTTGCGTGGGCGCATCGCGCCAATGGCGACGAGGCCAAGGCTGCGGAGATCGAAGAAAAGATGCTGGAAGACGGCGGCAAGCCCCGCATTTCTTTGTTGCACGCCACCCGTGGCCGCTGGTCGCAAGCAATACAGGCAATGAATCTGTGGGTTTCCCGCGCCACAAACCCGATGGCCGTTGAGCATATCTTCGCCATAGACGAGGACGATAAAGAGACGGACGAAAAGCTGACGCGGTTCCGGGCCGTAATCTCCGACAGGGGTTACTCGGTCGGCGCATGGAACACCGCCGCCGATGCCGCTTCCGGTGATGTGCTCATCCAGATAGCCGATGACTTTGAGCCGCCGCTCGGCTGGGATCGCCTCATTGTTGATGCGTTAGGCGGCGACATCTTTTCGCCCAAAGTGCTGCGCGTTTCGGACGGCAACCGCACGGACGGATTAATCACTTGCGCCATCGTTACCCGCCGCTGGCACGACATTCACGGACTGTTCCACGGGGAATATCGCAACGTCTATTCCGACAACGATTTGACCGCAACCGCGACCAAGGCCGGGGCAATCATCGAAGCCCCGCACATCGTCATCCACCACCATCATCCGTTCTTTAACGACAAGGTGAAAATGGACGCGACCTACGAGCGCGGCAACGACCCAGCCGAATACGAAAGGGCCAAAGCAATCTTTCAAGCCCGCCACCCATGAGCTATTCACAGAACAACGAAGAAGCGGTCTTGCTCGACAACTTTGGCGACAAGGCAGACGGCACATTTTTGGAGATCGGCGCATTTCATCCGACCCGCCACTCCAACACTCGCGCGCTGATTGAGCGCGGCTGGTCTGGCGTCATGGTCGAGATGTCGCCTTACGGGCTGGTCGATTTGATCGAATCCTACAAAGACAACCCTCGCATCCGCATCGTCGCCGGGGCCGTGACGATTAACGCGCGGCCGCCCGCATCGGTATGGCTGATGCCCAAGGATGCGGAGAATGACGGCGCGATAAGCACCACCGAGACATGGCATCCGGATAAATGGGCGGGTCGCGTGAGCGGCAAGCACATTGCCATGACCGCCGCGACGATCAGCATGACCGAACTCATGTGGCTACTGCCTCCGCAAATTGACCTTGTGAGCATCGACACCGAAGGAACCAGCGCGCAAATCGCCAGCGCATTCGACTTTGACCGTTTCGGAGTCAAGGCCGTGGTTCTGGAGCATGACGGCGCGCAAGAGATTGCAATGCCCGCCTCCTTCCGGGTCGCCGCGATGAACGCCGAAAACGTGATTTTCCTACGATGAAGCGCGCACCGACACCCGAACTGTCCGTCCTTATCCCGACCATCACCGAGCGGGAGCAGGAAGCTAATGCCTTATTCCGGTCGCTGGAGGCTCGCGTGAAGGGTCGCAACGTCGAGATAGTAATGCTGCGGGAAAACCTCCTGTGCGGCATCGGAGAGGCCCGCAACAAGCTCCTGCGCGCAGCAGGGGGCAAGTATATCACCTTCCTTGATGACGATGATGCGCTCTGCGAAGGCTACTTTGAACTCGTCCTCGCTAACATCCCGCACGACAAGGACGTAATCACCTTTGACCAGTGGGCCAACGTCGATGGCGAGACGGGTCGCATCAACTGCCGCCTCGGCCATGAGGTCGAACCCTTCCGCCCCGGAGCAGTAACCAAGCGCCCGCCGTGGTTCTGGTGCGTCTGGCGGCGGGAACTGGCTTGCGCTTATGCCGTGCCACAAGTGCGAAGGAATGAAGACATCCTTTGGCTGCGCCACCTTTGGGCCGAGGCCGAGACAGAAGCGCACATCCCGCAAATCCTGCACCGCTACAACTTCGACAGCGGCAAGACCACCCTGCAAAAATGAAGTGTTCTTTTAATTTTTTAGTCTGCCGCAGCTTACACGAATCGCGAACCCGCGATTTGTGGCAAACAACATGCGCCATGATTTTGCGCGAATACCCGGCTTGCTCGGTAACGTTGCTTGGCGGGTTTGATCCTGTGGACGACATCCCCGTAACGCGAGTGTGCGATCACGATGATTATGATTCGTGCCACGACAAAGTCTGGGCCGTGCTTCAACGCAATACAGGAAACGAGGCCGACTGGTTTGTTATTGCAGACGACGATACGTGGTTCAATTTGCCGAATCTGGCATCCATTCTTGCGGTCCTTCCGCAACAAGAAGCGGTGATCTGCGGACACATCGGACCCGCGCCCGTGGGAAACACGGTCATTCTGCACGCGCATGGCGGCTGCGGGATAATTGTCTCTGCTTTAGCCCTGCGAGCATTGCGCTCTGTGTCCATGCCTTGGCCCCGGCATACAATGTTTAGTGACGTTAGCCTTGCGATTTTGGCCGATATGGCTGCAATCCGCTGGTGCAGCATTGTGAATATGCACGGCCCCGGAGCACCTATCGACAAGATTGATTTGAGGGACACGGTATCCGTTCACGTAAAGGATCGGGTCAGTTTTAGTAGGCTATACGAAGCCTTGACAGTGTAGCCGTAGCATGGCCCTCGACACGGCGCGGCTCGCTACCGAACTCGACAGCATCATTGCGGACTTGCCCGCAACGGTGACTTTCGGTTCGTCCACGTTTAGCGCGGCGGTCACACAGGGAACGGTCGGCAGCGACATTGCCGAAGGCGGATTCCTGCCCTCCCGCGACATCGGCCTGCACGTGAAGTCCACGACCGACACCCGCGCGGTCAAGGTCGGGAGCAAGCTGACGGTGTTGTCGGCAGGCGTCACCAAAACCTACCGCGTTATCAGCATTGAACGCGCCCAAGATGGGCAAGAACTCATATTCTCATGCCAGAGTCCGTCCCGCTAAGTTATCAGTCGATCAAACGCCGTGCGCCGGAACCTTTGGAGGAGGCGGTCGAGAAATGCGTGGCCGACACGTTTAGCTTTACTCTGCGCGGCTACGGCATGGCAGGCGTTACCGTGGCGCGCGGCGATAGCGGCGACGATCTTGAACTGCCCGCCATCGTCATCCGCGCGGCCCGCTTGCGCGAGTCGATCCCGACCGGAGACGTTTACGAAGTCGAAGTCACAGTCAGTCAGCTAACCCTCGCGGATCAAGACGAGGAGCAGTGCGACAAACCGCCGCAGGAATTTACCGATCAGCTTTGGTCGGCTTGCGTGGCCTTAATCGAAGACCCGCAACTGCTGGCCGTCTTGCAAGGCTCTCGCGCCTCGGTCACTTGGCACGGCTTGGTTCGGCAAGGGTCGATGGAGTTTAGCCGTCAAGAGCGTCACGCCGTCCGCAGCTACCGATTTAGCGTCCACGTTTCGCGTCTGGTGTAACGGTTGACAGGCGCGGCGAGGTATGCCCGCGATCACCATTACCTCTTCCTCGTCTGCCGCCGTTGTTTTCGGCTGCACAGCGGAAACTGGCATCATCATCAATTCTTTCACCCGCACGACTTCACGCGAAAAGGTCGAACTAACCAACGATCAAGGCGATGTCGTGGCCGTTTCTTACTACAAGCCGATGGCGGCAATCACCATCGAAGGCGTTGCCAATGGATTGACCACGGGCCTCGGCCTCGCGGCCCCCGGCGTGGCGCTCACGATCAACAACACGACCAGCGCCAACGGAATCACTTCCGGCTCGGTCTTGGTCAACAGCACGACCCGCTCGCAAACGAGCGAAGCCTTCGCGGCTTTCTCGGTCGATGCCAGCCAATACCCGCTGATCACCGGATAACCTTCCCTTCAACGCGCCACGGCGGGCGCGCAAATCCCGCCGTCCAAAATCACAAATGACTACTGACACGGAAAAGGGCGGCGAAGTATTCGTCACAACCTCCACGCGCCTCGCTACGGCGCTCCTTTCTTTGGGCGAAACGCTGCAACGCCCGCCCTGCACACGCCAAGTTCGCCGCGATGGCAGCACGGTGGTCACCTTCCTCTTTGAGCCGGGGGACTGCGGCAAGCACGCCGTGCAATGGTTTAAGATCGAAGAGCAAGACCCCGGCACCGACACGCCCGCCGATTTACAAAACCGCATCACTTGGCTGCGCGAGTTGAGCGAGGAACCCGATCCGGTCAAAACGGCCTACATCAACGCCGCGTGGCGCGACATTGCCTTGATGATCGTTAAAGCCACGCCTCGCATGGTCGCAATTCACGGCGCGGGAATGATGGGCTTTGTCCGCGAGGACGCAACCGAACAAGACATCCGAAATCTACAATCACGCCTATGAACGACAACGACCTAATGCCTGACGAGGAAATTCTCGACGATGGCCCGACCCGCACCGAACTGCTGACGCGCGCCACGACTCCGGGCGGTCGCAAGCTCGGAGATTTAACGCTGCGTCCGCTGACTAGCGAGACGTTTACTTACCTGTGGCATGTAAAGAATTTCTTTATGGCTGGAATCATGGGCGGCGTGGCCCCGACAAATTCTAACCCCGTCTGGTCAACTGCCGAGTTTGTTTACATCCACGCAGGCGACGAGGACGAGGTTGCCGAGACTATTTGGAATGACGCCGCCTTCAAGGTCAACGTGCGCGCGATGCTGCGCGGCCCGCTTAACAGTCCGGCGACTTTAACCGAAGCGCTTCCGATCATTGAAGGCATGGTCAAAGAGTATTTTGCCGCGCAAAACCAGTCCGCTGCATCCTCGCAATCGCCGCTCGCGGCCTCGTCAATGCCGGGAAAAAAGCCAGCCCGTGCTGGCAAGCGATCTACATAGCTCTGATCGCTAAACACACGGGCTGGTCTTACGACTTCATCAACCGCCGCTTGCCGCTCGCCTTCGGGCTTCAAATTATTCTCTTGCACGACTTGCGCGAAGGACTCGCGCGCGTCTGGTCCGCGCCCATGCGCGAGGACGGGCCGCAGCCGGGGCGGGTGGACATTGCTCAACAGATAAGAACCGCCCTCGCCAACGATGAAAGTGACCGCAATAACTGATGCAGGAGACTTGCGAGGCAAGCTGCGTGAGTTTCAACAGGTCGTCGGGCGCGAGGCGTCCGGTGCGGTGCGGCAATTTGCGCGTTTGGCTTGCGTTTATCTTGCCAACTCAACGCAACCCTACAGCGGAAAAAACGCCGAAGGAAAGAGCGAAAGCAAGGGGGCAAAGGCATTGGGAGAAAAAGCTGTCGAGGTGGACATCAGCAAGGTGTTCTACGCTCCAGACTCCGGGGGATTTGCCCAAGGATTAACCGAGGCCGCCATGCGCTCTTACGAAAAGCGAGCGGCAAAATCCAAGGGCGGCTTCAATGCTGCCCGCGCCAGATCGAGCTTTTTGGCGCGGGTAGAGACTTACATTGCAAGCAACAATCGAAAGGCACTGCGGAAGCTGGCGAAGGATTTTAACTGGCAAGGCGTTATTGATGAAGTGGACCCAGCCTTGCATCAACAGGCTCGGAGTGGTCCGCGCAGAAAAGTAAAAAAACGCGAAGGGCGCATGTATATGGTGCTGGGGGGCCGCAAGGGCGCGGTTGGCACTTACATCAACAAGGTCAAAAAGCGCGTTGGTATCGCCAAATCTGGCTGGGCTTCTTGCGCTGAACAAATTCCTCTCAATCAAAAACAATCTTTGACTTCCGGCATCCCGGCGTGGGTAACGCGCCACGCCTCCGGGCGCACTGGCTCAATTCAAGACAACAGCCGCGACAAAGGGAACCCCGGCGTTCGCATGACTAACAAAGTGCCGTGGACTAGCCAGAACCTAACCGCTAACGAAACAATGAAGGCGCTCAATCGGGCGCGCGATAACTTCGTCAAATACATGAACAAGACGATCCGCGCCGAGTTGAAACGGCAGCTTCAAGCAGATACCGCATCAGATTAAAACTAAATGGCATCTGTAACTACTGATTTCAAAGCCAAGGACAGCAACTTTTCTACAACTGTAGATAAGTTGCAAAAGTCGCTGGGGGGATTTGATTCGGCGGTCAACAAGTTTAACGAGCGCGCGTCTGGCATCGGCAGCACTTTTGCAGGGCTTGGCGTCAAGCTGGCGGCTGGCGTGGCCGCCTTTGTCGGCATCAAATCCGCCGCCGAAGGGATGGGCCGCGCGTTTGAGCAGGCAGGCGAATTCCAACAGTTTGAGCGCCGCTTTGAAACCCTGCTCGGAACGACAGAAAAAGCACAAGCGCGCATGGGAGAATTAGAGCGATTCATGGACGCCACGCCGTTCAATCTTCCCGGCATCGTGCAAGCCTCGCAAACGCTGGAGACGCTTACGCAGGGCGCGCTCTCGACTGGCGAGGGGTTGCGGATGGTTGGCGATACAGCGAGCGCCACGGGCCAGCCCATACAGGACATGGCAACAGTGTTGGGGCGCTTGTATAACGGTCTGGCTCAAGGCGGAACAGCCGTGGGCGACCAGACCAAGCGACTGGTAGAGCTTGGGGTTATTACCCCGCAAGCAGCGGAAAAATTAAAATTGCTTGCGGAAGAAGGGGTCGGAACAAAGCGGGCATTTGATTTGATTTCCGAAGCGACTTCCAAGTTTAGCGGCGAAATGCAGCGGCAATCAACTACGTGGAACGCCACGCTGGAGGGTTTGCAAGACGCAATAAACAAAGCCCTGCGCGCTTTCGCCGAACCAATAATCGAGGGGCTTACGCCGCAAATACAGGCCGTTGCCGATTACGTCCGCAACGTGCTGGCGCCTGCCATTACTGAGACAATGGCAAACTTTACGACCAACTGGCTGCCAAAGTTTATGGAAATGGCGCAATCCGGCGCTGATTACTTGCGCGGCTTGCTTAATACGGCTCCTTCAGAAATGTTCAAACTGGCACTGGCTAATATGACCGATTTTGCTCGCGTAGTCGGAGATACGCTAATGAGCGCGTTTCTTACTGCGGTCAGCGGTTTTGGAAACGCATTGCAAGCCTTGCTTGATAACGATGTGCCCAAACGTATCGGCGATGTGTTTGGGCAAGCGTTCATGTTGGCGTGGACTTCGCTTCAACTTGGCTTGATTACAGCTTTTGACGAGGGCGTTAAGGCTTTCGCCCGCCTGTGGGAGTCGGTTTCGCAGATGTCAAGCGAGCAGTTGTTGGGCAAACTCATGGAAGTCGTCACTTCGTTTGCAACCGGATTTGGTCGCGCCATGATTGATCCGGTTGGCTTTATTGCCAACAACCTCGCAAAAGGGCTTACCGACACATTTAGAGACACGGCGCACGAATTTAATTTTCAATACGACAAGGCAACAGGCAACTGGCTGGAAAAAACGCGCACGGCCTTGGAAAACACTGCGATTCGCGGAGGCGAAAAACTTGGCGAGGCTGGGCAAAAGTTAGGCGATGCGTTGCTCGTCAGCATGGACGAAGCAATTCAAAAAACGCATCAAATAGAAGTAAATCTGCTTGGCTCAGAAGAAGCTACAAAGCGCATGAAAGAGCGTTATGCGGAAATGGCCGCCTTGGGAGCGAACATGCGCGAAAACGCGGAATTGGCAGCCAACGCAACAACGTCTGCGGCCCCGGCGAGCGGCTCGACGCCTACAAATAAGGGAAGCCAGATTGATGCAGAATTTGCAGCCGCCCAAGCCAAGCACGGCACACGGGGCGGCGGAGGCGGTGCCGCCCCTCGCGCCTTTGACCCGACAACGGATTATGGCCGCGCGCTGGCCGAGCGCGGCGAGCAATCCGTGCGCTTTGACCCCGCAACCAGCCGTCTCAGCAGCACGGGCCTTGCCATCGAGCGCACCGCAGAGCAATTCAGCGTGGACAAGGTTGCCTCGGGCATTCGAGCCGATCTTGCTCGGCTTAATAACAAGATGCGGCAACCGCTGGATCGCGCGCAGGGTTTTGAAGATCGCGGAATGTTTGGTGCCGCCGAAAGGTTGCGCGCGCGAGTGGATCGTCGCATGGCCGAAAAGGAAAAAGAATTAGCAAACAAGTATGGTCTGAATTTGAAAGACCAAGCCAAAACCCCCGAAGAGCGCAAAGCCGAGGAAGAAGCCATGCGCGAAAAAAGCCGCCCGCCCGGAGGCGGAGGAGGAGACTCGGATGCAGGCATTTTGCAGACCATTCAAAGCACTTTGTCGGAATTCAAGTCATCTATGGAGGAAAGGCTGCCGCAAGTAGTCTTGGGAACTTAATGCCATGAGCTTCATCATCCGCAGCAATCCCGACTTCAATAACGGTGGCTTGGTTTTGCAGGCCCACACGACCCGCGTGGCCGAGGACGGCTTTGTGGAAATCGGCATGAACTTCGCCTGCCTTGCCACCGCCTTGCCGCGCAATTTGTTTCGCTTTCGCATGGAGCAACCGCCGCCCGTGCCGCTCCCTGCCGATGCCGCCGCGTTACCGCTGGAAACGAACAATGTGTATCTCAACTCTTTAGACACGACGACCGACAAAGGCATCGGCTACCTGCGCGCGGTGTATGTTGGCAGCAGCCTTGACCAGCGGCGGAATGTGTCGATCAAGGAAAGCCAGAGAAGCTACAGCGGCACCGGAACGGGCGCGGCGCAGGGCAACACAACAGGCACGCCATTTTTGGGAACCTTTGGTTTTACAGAGACGTTTGACTATACGGCGCAAAGCCTTTCGGTGGTCTGGTCATCAATGGGGAGCTCGTCTAACCCGCGCCTTGCGCCCACTATCAAAAACATCCGCAATCGAAGCCGCGACATTGCACGCACCGACAATGTTATCGTTTTTGCGGGCGACACTTTCAAAGTGGACGTGATAACCGATCTGACTATCACGCCCGTTGGCCCCGTGAAACGCTACGCGCTTACCGCCACCGCTCAAGCCGTGCAACGCTAATGGCTCTAGAAAAATTCAAAGACGACTTGCAGGGCTCGCCACCGAACCCGCCGTATCGCATTTCGGCGGGCAAGTTGGATCGGAACTTTGAAAAGTGTTATCCGAAAGATTGGGACGGCGACAGCAAGCCCTACATCGTGAAACGCGAAGATAACGGCTGGCTGATCAATCCAACGTATTGGCCGCCCCCCGGCAATGGCACTTTTGTTCTGGCTGCCGTCAACGGCAAGCTGACTTGGCTCGACACCGAAGAGTGCGAAGACGAGTGAGCTATGGCAACGGTCAAGCTCAATCAAGGTCGGGTAATCTTAAAAACGACCGAGGGCACCACGCGGGTCAGTTGTTCGTGCTGTGTTACCATACCAGACTTTTGTTGCCCGTATCCGGCTGAAGGACTCAATATTTTGTATGCGCGGCAAGACTTGCCGCAAACGCTGATTTTTGTTTCGACGGCGTTTTCATACACAGTTCTTCTGACGCTGACCGAAAGCGGCGAGGGCATTTATGAAGGTGTGGCAAGCGGGGGCGGGGAGTCTATTGACGGCAAGCCGTATCGCTTGCTCGCAAACCCTATTGTCTGGATTTTGCAAATTCAAACTGAGACAGGAACGTGGGCCGATGCTCAAGACTGGGCTGAACAAGAGTGCCTTTTGTATAATTATGGGCCATTGGACGGCCCCGACTGGCCGTTACAACAACTGCCAAACGATTCATTCCCAACCGACAACTTCTCGGACTCTTACACAGCCACCTGCACCACCGACAGCGGCTCCACAACCAAAACCTATTATCGGGAGGGCTTGTGCGTGTGGCGTTCTCGCAGCGGAGGGGAGGTAAACGGCACTCTTTTCTACCGCAGCGACGCCACCCAAGCACAGGCACAGGAATTGGGTATGGGGCGCATCCTCTGGCAATTAAGCGATGCGGGATTCCGCACGGCGGGAGACGGCCCTTACAATTCGCCCGCAGGCAGCTACGGAACAAGCGGTCAGTGCGTGGTTGCTGCTGAATGAAACTCGACTGCCCACACGCGACCCGCGTCCGCGACCGGGGGCCAATCCATTGCGCGCTCGGCTGGTTTGGCGGATCGCCATACATCGGCAACTGCCTTGAGTGCCTGCGCCAAAAGCTGAACACGCCAGAGGCCAAAGCCGCATTTGATGCAGGCACCCTCCGCGCCCATCCGCCGAACCGCGCGCGCATTAGCGGATGCTGCGACCGCGCGGACCAAGCCTAATCGCGCCCTTTGACACAGGGGGAAGGACAGGATGCAGGCCCGCCGCTTTTATTTGGACACCCAAAGCCGCGCTTTTGTTGGCGGGATTGACCGCGCCTTGCCCGCGTCTAGCACGGCTTTTTTTCAAGAGGACGTCGAAGGCATCGAGCTTTATTTTTTAGAACCGACTGGAGACGCGCAGCAGCCCTACACGGGGATCGATTATTCGGCAAATACAGTTAAATTGGCCGTGGGGCTGACGGCTCCCGCCGCCCTTGCGACGAGTTGGACGGCGATTTCTACAAGCATCACGGCGAGCATTACTTCCGTGACCAATGGCGGCGGCGGAAATAACGAAGTGCAGCGCGTCACTTTCGCGGGCAACACCCCGACTGAGGGCGGCATCTTTTTTACCTTGCCATCCCGCGCCGTCACCGTGTCCAGCGTTTCGGCAGGTGTCTTCACGGCAGCAAACCACGGTCTGCTCAACGGCCAAACCGTCGCCCTGTCGTCTTTCACCATTAGCGGCAGCACGTTCGCCAATAGCACCTACTTTGTTACGGGGCGAACGCCAGACACTTTTCGCATCGCCACCGCGCCCCAAGCTGATCCCATCGCCGCAGCCGTCACAAGCGGCGGCGGCACGGCGACCTTGCCCGCGATTAGCACCCCCGTCATCGAGCCGCCGGTTACTGCCAGCGCGGTTGAGGCGGCCTTTATCGCGGCGGGCATCGTGCTCGACAGCCAACCGCAAATCCTTGCCAGCGGTTCCTACGGCACGGGCATCGTGCTGACCTTTGCCAATTCGCAGGGCAACATCAATTTTGCCAACCTGCTTGTTTCTTCCACCCTTGCCGCTGCACCGGGACTGGCTGGCGCGCTTTCCTTTAACACCAACGAAGTCGCCTCGCTCATTTCCGCAGGCAACACCAGCAACCTTCGCATGGAAGTCGAGGTGTCGGGCGGCGGGCGCACGCAGACTTATGCGACCGGAGCGGCCATCAGCAATGACATTATTGACTCAACTTCGCCCGTGCCGCTCCCAGCGGGTGGCACGACCGCCGTTCTCAACTTCACCGATGGCAGTGGCGGCACATGGGCGCTCTCCGTGGACGCCAACGGTGTAGTGACAACAACCAAACTGTAAACGATATGAAACGATTTTTTCTTACCCTCTTATTCGCCGCACTTTGCGCCACGGGCTATGGACAGACGCTGAAGTCGTTGATGTATAACACGACAAACGGGCGGGTAATGTATTCGGGAACCAACGTGTTGACTTTTACCAACACGATCCGCACAGACCGCATTGAGTCTGCCACGGTGGGATCTGACGCTTTTATTTATTTCGATTCGGACGTTATACGCATGGAGGCAACCGCCGTTGCTTTTGAGGGGCCGATGGAGTTTTATTTCCCGATTGTCTTTCAAGGAACAAACTCGGCAAGCGTGGCCGCCGCCACCCGCACCAACTTGGCTCTCGGAGCCACCAACAATGTCGCATTTCGCAACATCACCTCGGACGGCAACATCGCCATCACCAACCAGACCGCCACTAACAACGGGATTCTTTTCATCTACCGCACCAACAACGAACCCTTCCTCGGCCTCGCCAACCTCATCGCCAGCAACAACACAACGATCTCCAACGAAACCTTGTTCCGCGTCGGCACGGCAGAGGCCACCAACCGCTCGGCGCAGTTTGGTTTTCGTTCAACCAACACAAACGGCAACGGCGTGGCCGTGTTCTCGGTCTTTGGTTACAACGCATTGGCGATGATCGGCCCATCTGCCCGCTCGGCCACCAACACCAACGCGATCGAGGCCGACATCTACTCAATCAATCCCACCAACAAGGTCGCCACGCTGATCGACACCAACACGGGGGCAACCCTCATGCACCGCCCGGTAGGCTTCGCCACGAACGCCTCAACACCCAGCAGCACCAACACCATCGTTGGCTGGATTCAATTCTTTGTCGGCACCAACTCGGTGCGCGTTCCGTATTACCAATGAGCCTGCACGACCCCATCGACTTCCTTTCTCGCCCCTTCGTCGGCGTGACCACCTCGCTCGGCTCGGTCATCGTCTCGCTTTTGCCGCACCTTGAAACGGGGATGCGCCTGTCCGCCTTGGCGCTCGGCCTGTTTGTCGCGGCGATGTCCGCACGCAAAGTCTGGAAGGATCGAAACAAATGAGCGACCTCTACGGCAAGTGCCCGGCGCAAGTTGATCTCTGTTTGCCGCAAGGCCAGACATGGGACACAACGCTGCTTTGGGAATCAGACGGCGAGCCCGTGAATCTTAGCGGATGGTCGGCCCGCATGATGTTGAGGACAACCGCAGAGGCCGCATCGCCCACCGTTTCGCTATCGACCGCGACCAGCACCATGACCGCGTTGAGCAATGGTGTGATCGGCCTTTCCTATTCGGCCATCTCGTCAGCGACCATCACTGCGGCAACCTACCTTTACGACTTGGAAGTCGTGAACCCATCCGGGGCCGTCCGCCGCCTTATGGAAGGCCGCGCAGTAGTTAGTCGCGAAATCACCCGCTAATCACATGGGCGAAACGATTACAATTCGCACGGGCGCGGCGACCGAGGTAATCAAGGTCATCGAACAGGGGCCGCAAGGGCCAGTCGGTCCCAAGGGCGACCCCGGCGATGTCGCGGGCCTGCCGCTGACGACAACAGGGGACACGCTCTACCGGGCATCAAGCGGCCAAAACGCCCGCCTCGCCATCGGCACCAGCGGTCAAGTTCTAAAAGTCGCCAACGGCATCCCCGCATGGGGCAACGAATCGGGGGCCGTCACGAGCGTGAACGGGGCCACGGGAGCAGTCGCGGTTGCTGCCCTTAACCACACCCACGAAGCGGCAGACGTATTCTTTCAAGGTCTGGAAATCTTGGATGCGGGCAACGCCAACACAAACGGCGTCTACGTCTACGGCGGGTTTTTTGGCGGCAAGGGCATCTACTACAAAGACAAGGACAGTTTCATTTATTGGGACGGAGCAGCTTGGATGGTGTCCTACAACTCCGACGACATTTATTCCTCGGCGCAAAACACGACAACGCCGTGGCAAGTCACTTCGTGGAGCGTTGAAGTAGGCCAAACATCGCCCGCACCCTCGTCGTGGGATCGTCTGACAGGCGACCAATGGGAGGCGGTTGTCGGGCAGCGCATCAACCCGACCCTGAGCGGAGATGCCGCTGGCAAAAATGTCGGCACAGGGGCCAACGATGTGGCGGTAGGAAACCACACCCACGGCAACCTAACCAACGACGGCAAAATCGGCACCACCGCCAACCTCCCGCTCAAAACGGGCACAAGCGGCGTCGTCGAGGCGGGTTCATTCGGCACGGCGGCAGGGAGCTTTTGCGAGGGGAACGATGCGCGGTTGAGTGATGCGAGGACACCGAGCTCAACACTGGCTCATGCGGCCAGCCATGCGGCGGGCGTCAAGGCCAGTTCCAGCGTCCAAGTCGCAGGGATGTCCACGCCCGTTCTTGTTCGCGCAAACGCCGCTGGAACCGCAGGCAACAGCATCACGCTTACATTTAATGGCTCTCAGTCGATAATTAACCGCCTGTCTGCGTGGAACTCGGCCAATCCCTCCAATCAAGCTACTTTGATTTGGGGCGATGGGTCGCAGATTCCCGAAAACGGCTCGGGCTTCACGCTTTCGGGCGGGGTTGCGGGCGGATCAGACCCAATTCCGTCTTTTTCTCAACTCGCTGTTAATGATGGCAATGGTGTTTCATTAGTTTCGCTAAACGGCGCATCAATCGACATCATTGAATTTGAATCACAAGAGCTAACATTTCAACATACTGGCGGCAATGATACTCCCTACATTTCCGTTACGGACGAAAGCAACAATGAAGCGCTGCTTGGTCTTCGCGGCGGCGAAATGTTTTTGCAAGGCAGCAACCCCAATGTCCGCATTGAGCGAAGTGGTGGCAATCTTGCCAACATCTTTATGGCAAGCGCCAAACTTGTTGACGAGCAAGGGCTATATACTGCGACAATAGATGTTCAAGAGCAGCTTACAGATAACGTAACCCTCACGATCCCCGACCAGTCGGGAACTATCGCAGTCGTTACAGACATCCCAACCACCGCAGGAGATGTTGGCGCGGTAGCGGCAGGAGCCATCACCACCTCTGGCCTAACCCAAGCGACCGCCCGCATCCTCGGACGCACAACAGCCAGCACGGGTGCTGTCGAGGAGATCCAAATCGGCTTGGGCTTGAGTCTTTCGGCGGGAGAGTTGTCGGCAACGGGCGCAGGCGTCACAGACGGCGACAAGGGCGACATCACCGTCAGCGCATCGGGCGCGACATGGACGATTGATTCGGGCGCAGTCGGAACATCCAAGCTCGGCGGCGACATCACGACAGCGGGCAAGGCTCTGCTTGATGACGCAGACGCAGCGGCACAGCGGACTACTTTGGGCCTGGCCGCCTCGGCAACTACTGACACGACGAACGCCGACAACATTTCCAGCGGGACGCTTGCCGTTGCGCGGCTCCCTGTCGGCACAGGCTCAACGAATGTCCTCGCCCCGACCATCGTAGACGCCAAAGGCGATCTCATCGTGGCCTCGGCGGCAGACACCGTTGCACGGCTCCCTGTGGGCGGCACGAACGGCCATGTTCTTACGGTCGATTCGGCTGAGACTTTGGGAGTGAAGTGGGCGGCGGCTTCGGGCGGTGGATCTGGCGGCGCAACAAACCTCTGGATTCCCGCCTCCGCATGGATTCCCAAGACCACCGCAGGATGCGGCGTCGATTCCCGCGAGACTACGACCAACGACCAAAACTTCGACGAGTTACTTTTCGACACTGGATCGGACGAATTTGCCGATGCGCTGGTGGTCATGCCGTCCAACTACAACAACGGCACCATCACGGCGCGGTTCTATTGGACGGCGGCAAGTGGCAGCGGAACGGTTGAATGGGCTATCCAAGGACGCGCCTTTGCCAACGACGATGCGCTCGACACGGCGGCGGGAACCAAGCAGGCAGTCAACGACACGCTGATCGCGGCCAACGATATGCACATCACCTCCGCGACCTCGGCCTGCACCATCGGCGGCACACCCGCCGCAAATACGCCGATACAATTCACCATCTCCCGCGATGTGTCCGAAGACACCCTTGCCGTAGACGCCCGCCTGCTTGGCGTGGAGATTATATTCAATTGACCATGAGAGCGCGGCACAGACACTTCAAATTCGGCGCAGTTGAAAAAGCCAGGCTTGTTCTGGACAGCCGCTACATCCACCAGAGCGATGACACCGAAGTAAGTCCTTGGTCAGATCGCAGTGGAGGCGGCAACGATGTTTCGCAAGCCACTTCCGCCAATCGCCCAAAATTTCAGACAGCGGAACAGGGCGGCAACGGTGTCGTGCGCTTTGATGGGTCCAACGATGTGCTGACGCGCAACGAGATCACAATTTCTTCGCCTGTGGCGGCTACTGCGTTTTTGTATATTAAAAGAACCGCTTCTAACGACATTCGGACAATCATTGAAGTGCCAGACTATGTGCGTGTGGCCCAGATCGACGCAGGTTCTTCAAACGGGGCGGACGCTGGATTGAATTGGATTGGCTGGGCCGACAACGGAACAAGCGTTATTGATCCGTCGCAAGGCGTTGATGTCGCTGCTGGAGCCTATGCGCTTTGTGTAATTACTTACAACGGCGGAACATCAAACAACAAAGACAGCTACACGTTTTCCCGCGATGGCACTTTACAAACTATTGTCCAAGGAACGGCTGGAGGCAACGCGGCCCTTGGCCGCTTATCCAGTGTCGGCATCGGCGGCAGATCAAACAGCACACAACTGTCCTCGGTCGATATTGGCTTTGTTGGCATCTTCGGCATCAACATGGAATCGCCTCTTCGCAAGCGGTGCGAACACGCTAACGCTTTTGCTTTCAAACATTCCTGCAACTAACCGCCATGACCCATCTCCGCTACGAATCCCAGACCCGCACCGAAACCGACCAGAGCGTCATCGACAACCTTGTCCGCAAGGGGTGGGAAGTTTTCACGCCAGAGCCAGTGGTGGAGGTGCCCGCGCTTTTGACCGCAGAGCAGGCTGTCTCCGCATACTTCTCGCCCTACCAGACGCTCGCCCTCCAGCGTTTTGAGATGGCCCTGCTCCAAGCAGGCAAGCCCCTCGGCCCGAAGATGACCGCCTGCAAGACATGGCTTGAAGGCGTCATGCTTTCTTGGGCCGCATCCCCGACACCCGCACCAGCGGAGGCTTTCGGCCAGCCGCAGGCGAGCTTTGCGGAGGCGAGCGGGGAGGCTGTGGCGGGTTTGCAAAACTAATCTCCTCCGGGTGCTTCGGCTAACGGACGCGGGGCCGCTCCTCGCCGGGCGGCTCTCGCTTTTTAGAAAGAAATCGTGGTGCCTTTTTTATTCAAGAATGGCGAACAGGCAGGCTTTGACACCCCGGCGAGGGCATGAACTTGCTTAATACGGCACTCGGAAAACTGCGCGAAAAATCCACTTGGGCCGGGCTGGCTACGCTTGCCGCCGCCGCAGGCTGGAAGCTCTCGCCGGAGGAATGGAGTTCCGTGGCGGCTCTCGTCATCGCGGCCATCGGCGTCTGGGAAGTCTTTCGCAAGGACGGCAAGTAATGCGCCACATCGGCGTTGTCTTGGCGTTGTTTTGCGCTTCCTGTGCCACGATGCCCGACATGAAGGGCGAGGGCTTGCCCTTGGCTAAGTCGGGCTGGCGCATGACGGGCGGAGCGGACTTTCAGAAACAAGTCTGGTTCGTGACCTTCTGGCGTCCGTGGGGAGAAGTCGAAGCGAAAGCGGCCATCGATGCCGACAAGATCATCCTCCCCGAATGAGACGCCGCCCCGTGGTGACGATCAACGGCGAAGTCCTGCGCGCAATCTTCACCAAGCCCACGCGATCTGACACGCGGCCCCTGCTCACACGCCTGCTCACTTCGCTTCAGCCTGTCGTCCGCTTCGGTCGCCGGGGACTGTCGTTCATCGGGGTGCGGGGGCGGGTGGAATTTTAACAACGAACAATGAAACTGACTCAATGGTTGAAGAACTTATTCGCGGCATTGCCAAGTGGCCCGACGACGACAGGCGCGCAATCGCCCTTGCTTTGGTGCGAAAGCTGTCACTCACCGATCTTGCCGAAGTCCTTGCCGCCGCGCACACCCGCATCCACCGCGAAGCCGAAAAGCGCGAGGCCGCGCACGGCAAAAGAAGAGTTTCAAAAGCTGCTCGATGAGCATGGCGTGCGCTACTTCACGGCTGACGAAGTGTTTTATCGGGGCGCGCGGGATGCCAAGCTGCAACTAAACACGGACCCGCCGCGCAGCTTGTGGCCGTCCTTGCTGGCCGTAACGAAGGTTGCCGACGAGGCGCGGCACAGGCTGGGCAAGGGGCTACGGATCAACTCGGCCTACCGCAACGCGGCCTACAACCGCGCTATCGGCGGAGCCAGCGCCAGCATCCACATGAGGGGCGGGGCGCTTGATCTCTCTGGCTCGCCCGCCACGTTGCATCGCATCTTAAATCAAATGCGCTCGGAGGGGCTATTTCGTGGCGGCATTGGGCGCTACCGCACGTTTTGCCATGTGGACGTTCGCGGAAAGAACGCAGATTGGCAGGGGTAACAACATGAAAGGAGGAACACCATGCGAAGCAATGATTTTGGCTTTGTCTATCCGCCAGTTGGCGGCGGCATCGGCTACGTCGAGCGCATCAGTCCGAATCGCCGTGCGCGGCGGTTCAGCCTGCGGCGTTTTGTGAGACGTTTGGCTATGCTGCTGGCTTAACTTTGGCGGGGCGCCGTAGCGAGCACCGTATGGTGTATCAGACGCGGCCCATGCGGGTTCAATGCCCGGCCCCGCCCCAAACGCACACAGTCTGCGCGGTAGTCTAAGCGTGGCTTGAACTATTCGACAAAATCGAAGAGTTGGCGATATGTCGAAGCCTTAAACACGTTGGCCGCAACGTGTGCAAAAACCTGTCATTTTTCGACAGGTTATCGCCAAGTCATCCAAAGAAAGCCGACGTTCGCTAGGGCATACCCGCCAAAGGCCACGGCCATCGGCCCGTTGCCGTCGCGCAGAAAGCCTGCCGCTGTGAGGACGTAGAGCCCGGTGCAGGCAAGAAGCGGCCAAAAGGTCATTTGTCCCGGCGGTGCTGTCCGATGGGGATTTTGCCGCCGCAAAAGGTTTTTGCAGCCCACCGCGTGACCACGCAGACAAGCCGCTCCAAGTCGCGGACATGCGTCTCGTCCGTTGGCGGGATCACGGCGTGCGTCAATTCGTGCGTCACGATGCCAAGCAAATCGCCCGCCACGGCGTCTGGATGCAGCCAAATTTGGCGTTTCTTGTAAACGCAACAGCCGTCGAGCTTTTCTTTGTCAGGAGGGCGACCGACGTGCACGGTCCACCACGCGCCGTCCAATTTGAAGCGCAGGGTTGGCCGCTTTGTTTTCATTTCAGCTTGTAGTGCGGGACCGGATAAGCGCCCCGGTTGGTGAAGATTCGGAACCGTTTCATCTCGGCGCGGCCTGCGCGCACGGCCACGGAAAGCTGGCCGCTCACGGTGTCCTTGGTCTTGCCCAGCTTGTCGGCAAGTTCGGCGCAAGTCATCCATCCCGCCGGAACCTTGTCCACATTGTCTGGGACAAGGGCAGCGCACCATGCGGCGAGATCGGCGTCGGGTTGGGTGGTCGAAAGTTTCGACTTCATAGCGGGAGGCGGTAGTGGGGGGAAAGCGTGACGAGATTAACCGTGCAGGCCGTGTCGCAATACTCACCAAAGGCAAATCCGTGAGCCCATCCAAGGGTCTGCCGCCTGCCTTTGGCATAGCCGACCGAAAGATCAATGCCGCAGCCGATGTTGTAGCCGACTACGGGACGCTGGCAGCGACCAGCTTCTTGCATGACGCGATGCGTATGCCCGAACACGCAATTCATGCCCAAGGCTTCGGCGTGATCGCGGGCTGCGCTGACGTTGTAGAGGACGCCATGCAAAAACAGCGTATCGCCAAGTTGCGTGCAGGCTTCCGGGCGCAGCCCCGCATACGGCACGACTCGCGCCTTCATTTCCTTGGCGGCGTCATCAATGCGCGCGAGCACTTGCCCCGCCGCGTAGCTCACCACGGCATTGCCGCTATGAGCGAGGCCACAAAGACGGTCTTCGTGATTCCCCAAATGGATTACTGTCGGCTCAAGCTCGCGCAGGAAGGACAGGCCAGCGAGCAAGTCATCCGCCATCGATTCCGCGCGGTCGGGGTCATCGGGGTCACGCCTTGCCCCGGCACGGAGCGCGGCCATGTCGGTGAAGTCACCAAGATGCAGGACCGTCGAAGGCTTGTATGCCTCACGGAATTTGAGCATGGCCCCGGTGGCCTTTGAGTCGGCCAGATGGCCGTGCGTGCAGGAAACCGCCATCCACCTTTTCCACCGCCGCGTGATCGCTGCCATTGAAGGCGCGGCGTATGTCAAACCGCCCTACAGAAACCGCCAACGCTGGCACTTGTTGGCACAGCTTTTGTAAAGCGTTGACCATTAGAGACAACCCCTCACCTCGAAATCGAGCGTGGGGGAAACCTCACCGAGAGTTCAAATCTCTCCCCTTCCGCCATTTTCTCTGTAGAAAGTGGCACGTATCAAGCACTTGTGACTTTGCCTTGTCTTTGGTTGTCTGTGGTTAATGTTTTGCAATGTTGGCTTTTCGGTGCCATATTTTGGCACTTGTGGCACAAGCACTGCAATGAGTCGCAACATTAACCCCGTCCGCTTTCGCGTCCGCAAGGTCGCGGGAAGGGCCGAAAGTCCGTGGTGCTGCGACTTTTTTGCCCACGGAAAACGGGTGCGGCGGTTCTTCGTGGCCGAGGAATTGGCATGGGCCGAGGGAGCAAAGCTGACGGCCAAGGTGCAGGAGAAAGGCACGCAAGCACTGCGCCAGCCAGACGGCCTCACGGTCATGGGGGCGCTGCGAATGTTCGTCAACGAGGCCGACCCGCAGAGCGACAGCCATCGGCAAAAACTCGCCATCTTTGAAAAGGCTTTCGGCAAAGCGTTTCGTGGCCCTGCGGGCGAGATCGAAGCCGCCGCTCTGCGGCGATGGATCAAAGCCCGCAGCACCAACGGCAACACGCAGGCGATGTATTACCGCTACTGCAAGATGTTCTTTGGCTACCTTTTTGCCAATCGCTTGATCCCGCATGACCCCGTGACGGCGGTGCCGACCCCGAAGACAAAGCCGGGGCGGGAGATTTTGACCCCCGCCCAAATGACTGCACTGCTTGAGTTGGAGATGGCCGACTACTTGCGCGCCTTGCTTTTGCTTGGCGGTTTCGCGGGACTGCGGACGGAGGAGGTCTGCCGGATGCGGTGGGAGAATATCGACCACAAGACCAAGCAAATCCATGTGCCGCCCGATGCCATCAAGCAAGCGGTCGGCGGCTTTGACCAGAGGATCGTGGACTTTACCGAGCCGCTGACGAGGCGAGCGAAGTTCTTCCGAGGCAAGACGGGCAACATCATCCCGGTTGCCAAGGAGACGCTGCACGCTCATCGGCGGCGGATGGCCGCGCCCGTGCTTGGGCCGGATGGCTGGCCGGATAACTGCCTGCGGCACTCGTTCGCTACCTATCACTTGGCCCGGTGCAAGTCGGCCCCACTAACGGCCTTTCAAATGGGACACACCTCGCCCGCAATGGTGCAGCGGGTCTATGCCGTGCCTGCCGCCTTGGCCGATTGGCGGGCTTGGTGGGCTATTTGAAGCCCTTGGGTAGCACGGGTTTGATCGTATAAACGTCCGGGTCTTCGGCCACGCGGGCAATCAGTTCATCAAGGCCGCGGGTGATGGCCCCGCTGGTGGTGCCAAAGATGCCGAGGTTTTGTTCAATGAACTGGATGTGCTTGGGCTGCAAGCTGACTGACAGCTTAACGGCCCGATCTTTTTTGGGTTTTGCTTTCATATCTGTGTGCGTTCGTGAGCAAGGGAAACGTCCTACTACAGCCGCTAAAAATCAAGTGCGGCGGGCGGGGTAAAAAATTTCGCCCTACCCTAAAAATAATCCTTGCTACCAGTATGACCAGTAGGGTATTCACCTACCCATGCCAACGGTAGCACCAAAAAAGCAAGGGGCAGGGACAGCGGATGTCCGTGGCCTCCGTGCGAAAATCTTGGGCGTGAAAACACACAACACACCCACGATCAAAAAATCCATCTCCATCCCGCAATCCCTCTACGTCTGGGCACTCAAGCGCGCCAAGACGCAGGGACATAACAACGTCTCCCGCGTTCTGCGCGAGGGCATCGAATGTTTGATGCAACGTCAGCGTGTATGACAAACAACGATCACATCATCCGCCCCGCTGATGCCGCCGCGATGACGGGGTATTCGCTTTACATGATTCGCCAGTTCGCGCGGCAGGGCGCTTTCTTGGCGATGATGCCGCGCGGCAAGCGGGGCGGATGGGAGATCGTCAAACCGAGTTTCGAGGCGTGGTGGCGGGACAAGCGTGTTGCAACGGCTAACCGATAAAAGACATGGACGCCCTTTTCGATCTTGCTGAATACGACACGCCTCGCCGCGAGGCCGATGGCTCCGAGTCATGCGATACGGGTGACATTTCAGAACTGGAATTTCTGCCACGAGCCAAGCGCAACGGATGGCACGTTTTTACGCCGCACGGACATTCAACCCCCGCAGATGTAATTATTTTCCGCCCGCCCAATCGCCCGCTGTCCGTGCAGATCAAGAAGGGCGTGTATCAGCACCGGGATGGAAAGTGGAAGATTATCATAGGCAGCGGCAAGCCTTCTTGCGCGGCCAATCCCAAGGACTACGGCGCGCGCTACACGAAATACGAGCGAGGGGATTTTGATGTTCTTGCCATGTATGTGGACGAACACGACTGCTTTGTTTTCTGGTTGCTTGAGGAACTGCTTGCGCGCGGAGTTTCAACCCTCCGTTGGTCTATTGGCGACAAGTGCGACAACTGGGAAATTTTCGAGTCATTCATTAAGCCGCAGGCGCAAATGTCTGTGACTTGGGCTGGCTCATGTGTGGCGGCTGGCGGTGTCACAAGCATCACCGCTGGATTCTCCATCAAATAAACACAGAACAAACAAAAACAACATGGACTACCTCACCATCATCATCGCAACGCTCGCGGCAATGGGCGTTGTCGCAATGGCGTGGATCGGCGGCTACCAAGTCGGCGCGACCACGGCAATCAGCGCCGAGCGCGATTTCGCGGATCGGCGCATCAAGGGACTGCTCGACAGTCTTAACGAAAAGCCCCCGCGCCTGCGCTATCGCAAGGTTGACCCGCGCAAAGTCGGTCGCAAGCGTTACCTCAACAGCAAATTGAAGGAGGCGGCATGAGCATCGACCCCCGCTTTCGTCACAACGACAACCTCGGCGCGCTGCCGTGCATTCAGCCGCTGGCGCTGGGGCGACTTATGGACCGCCTGTGCGATGGCCGCAAGCCGTCGCTTGAGAGTCGTGTCCGCAAAGCCTTGGCGAACCTTCGCAGGAGACTCGCCAAGTGAGACACGACCCCCCGGAAAGCGCGATTGCCGCCATGCTTCTGTTGACCGGAATCGCCATCGGCTTGGTGCTGTTCGTGGAGCTTATTGCCAAAAGTCTTCGATGAAGCCCCACTCCCTTCAACCCGTGGCCTTAACACCGCAGCAAAATGACGGCTGGGTCGAACTCGGCTGGCGCTTGTTGCAGCAAAGCATGGAAGACCTCGCCACGCTTTGCCGTTTCGGCATCATCACGCAGACCGGGCGCTGCATGCCTTGGCCGAAATCTATTCGGCTGAACAAGGACGGCTCGCTTCAACGTCAGTTCGTCGGCATCGCACACATGCGCGGGCCGAATGACCACCAGCAGTTGCGCCAGTTCTTTCTGGATGATCGGCAAGGGCAGTATTGGGCCGACTTGGTGGGGTGGGGCAAGCCCATGCGCGAGTGTTGGGCGCAAACCGTTAAACATAACTGCGGGAGGAATCCATGAGTCACGAAATGGAAGCCGAGGATTTCATCCACCAGTTGCGCGCCGAGGTTTGCGCGCTGCGCGAAGAACTTCATCGCAGGCAAATGGAGGGCGAGGCCAAGGACAGGGAGATCGAAGAACTGCACAGGGCGGCTGTGGCTTTGTCCAAGGACAACTTGGACATGCGGAAGCAACTTCAGTCGTGGGCCGACGAAGCCGATGCCGAAATTCAACTGGCGAAGCTGCGCCGCGCGGAACTGGAGGCGATAGAACTATGAGCGGGGCTGATCACATCGTTGTGGGGAACGTGACGATTGGCCCCGTTCCTTCCGCCGAGGACAGCATGGCCGAGAGCATCGTCATGCTGTTGACCAAGCTGGCCCAAGTCGAAGCCGAGCGCGATTTTTACAAAGCGGCGGCGGAAGTGCTTCGCAAGGGGAGGCGGAAGAAATGAGCCGCATGAGCCGCGAGAAGGGCAAGCGTGGAGAGCGCGAATTTGCCGAGCTACTGCGCGAGCATGGATTTGCGTCCGCCCGCCGTGGCGTGCAGACGGCTTGCCGTGGCGGATTGACCGCGCCCGATGTGGTTTGCGAGGAATTGGCCGACACGCATTTTGAAGTGAAGCGGTGCGAGGTATTTCTCCGGTCGTATTACGATCAAGCGTCCAAGGACGCAGGGCTAAAGGAACCTGTCATCGCATGGAAGCGCAACGGGCAACCGTGGATGGCTTACTTGTCGATGGGTCATTACCTCGGCCTGCGCCAAAAGATTTCCCGTCTTGAAACCGAGCTAAAGGAGGCAAGGGCAGGCGGGACTTAACCCACACAAAGACGCCGGGAGGCGGCAACCCCCCGGCGCGATTTGCACACATGAACACAGAACAAGCATCCAATGAAGTGCGAGGCGTAGGTAAATCCATCGCCGCCGCATTTGTCAAGGCGCAGGCCGATTTCGGCCCCGCCTTAAAGACCAACACCAACCCGCATTTCAAAAGCAAATACGCGGGATTGGACGCCTGCGTCGAGGCGGTCATCGACGCGCTTCACAAACACGGCATCGCGCTTGTCCAGCGGACGCACATCTGCGAGAGCGGCGTGACGATTGAAACGATCCTCATTCACACCAGCGGCGAGACGTTGAGCGGCGGATTGCTCCACGTTCCGGCCAGCAAGAATGACCCGCAGGGCTACGGGAGCGCGCTGACCTACGCGCGCCGTTACTCGCTTATGGCGACTTGCGGCATCGCTGCCGAGGACGATGACGGCAACGCGGCAAGCAAGCCCACCACATACCGAGCGCCCGCAAGACCAGCGCCCCGCATGACGGACGAGGCTACGACCCCTCGCAGCAACGGCAAGGCTGCGGTGGCGGCAATCAATCCCGCCGACGATGACGAGATTCCGTTTTAGTCGGCACAACCACAACACGAACACAGAACACAGAACATGAGCAAAATCGCAGTCAAAATCGACGTAAAGAAAATCAGCAAAGACGATCTCTACGCCGGGAAAAAAGGAACCTACCTCGACGCTATCCTCATCCCGAACAAGGACGGGGCGAGCGACTACGGGGATGACGGCTTCGTCGTGCAGGGCGTGACGAAGGAAAAGCGCGATGCGGGCGAGCGCGGGCCGATCATCGGCAACTGGCGCTACATCGGGCAAGGGGCCAGCGGCAACGCCACCACCCGCAACAACGAACCGGAGGGCGACGATCCGTTTTGACCTATGGGCTTCATCCGAATCGTAGGCCGGAAACGGCAAGACTGCGACACATGGTTCCCGTGCGACTATTGCGGCGGGGCCGGAATCGACATGAGCCGGGACAACGAGCCGACCGAGCGCGGTCATTTGAACGGCGAGACGCCGAGCATGGCCTATCGCGGCTACATCCCGACGAACACGTGCGAAGTGTGCGGCGGGGAAGGCGGGGCGTGGTTGCCGAAGGCGCGCAACGTCTCGCCGCCCTGCCCGATTATCTTCCACCCCGATTATCCGGGCTTCTCACACCCGCTTTGGCGGGCGTGGGTAGATCGTGAATGGGGCGAAGACAAACCGGAATGGAGCGACTTCAAATCCGCACCGGAAAAGTGGGGGGTGGCCGTATGACCGCCGCCGAACGTCGAGCCTGTGACGGCCTCGCCCCGGAGGATGACGCGCCGATTGCCTCGCACATGAATTGGCTCAAGGAGCACTGCGAGCGGTTGGCTTGGGAGTTGGAATCGACCAGCCGCGAATTGCAGAGCGCAACCGCGAAGCTGCGGGAAATAGGAGGGCGCAAGCAATGACATGGCAACCCGAACTGTGGGGCAACTACTGCACCAACGTGGACGAGGCCGATCAAGCCGAGGAGATGCATAGCAAACCGAGCCAGCGGGACGCGATCCTGCGGCACCTCAAGGAAAACCCATATCACCCGATCACGCACTTTGAGGCGCAGCACCTTTTCGGTTGCTCGCGGCTGGCGGCACGGGTGCAGGAACTTCGCCGCATCGGACACGATGTGAAAAGTCGCATGGTGGAGACGCCGAGCGGTAAACGCATCGCGGAGTATTGGCTATGATCTACCTCAACCTCAAAACCTCGACCCTGCGCGCCCCGGAATACATCGGGAGCGAGCCAACGCAGCGTGGCACATGGCTTAACCTCTTGTGCTACTGCTGCGAGCAGGAAAACGGGGGAACCATCGAAGGCTGCGCGGGATGGAAAGACCGCCAGTGGCAGCAAACCGCTGGCGTGACCTTGGCCGAAGTCCGCGAGGAGTGTGATCTGTGGCAATGGGAGGGTGAAGCCCTTGTCGTGACGTTCTACCCGTCCGACAAGGAGGCCGAGGTTCAGTCCCGCCGTGAGGCAGGCCGATTAGGCGGAAAGCGGTCGGGAAAAGCCCGCCGTCGAAGCAAAAATGAAGCACACCTTGAAGCAAGCGGCGAAGCACATCTTGAAGGAGTGCTTGAAGCACACCTTGAACGGAAGGGAAAGGAAGGGAATGGAAAGGAATGTAATGGAAAGGAAGAGGGTAGCTTGCAAAAAGTCGAATCGACCCCCGCCCTTGCAGAGTTTTTAGCGGAAGCGGCAAAGATCGGAGTCGAAGCCGATATTGCAACGGAGATTTGGCACGACAACGAATCCCGACCAATCACCCCTTACGGCCAGTGGACGGACTATCGCGGCAATCCCATCGTCAAGTGGCAGGCGAACATGATGGCGCGAGCCTCGCAGATTCGCGCCCGGAGGGGCAACGGGGCAGGAAGACCCAACGGGAACGGAAAAGCTGCGCCAGAGAGCGTGTGGGCCACGCAACAGCGCATTGACGCAGCGAGCAAGGAAATCGAACGCATCCAAGCTAACCCATCGAACAAGGAACAGGTCGAGGACAGCTTCGAACGCCGTCTCAAAGCGGAACCGATGGCAAAGGTGCGGGCGCTCAAGGCAAGCATCAGCGAAATGCGGCAACGCATAGCGGGGGTGGGGGTGGCGGCATGAGCGAAACACCGGAAACCGACAAATTGGCGGTTGGCGCGATAGGTTTTTATAGTTGCGCGACCGTTCCTGCCGATTTTGCGCGGCGTTTAGAACGAGAGCGGGACGAGGCGGTCTGTAACGCGGCTAGTCTTTTGCGCGATTTCCGCATTTGTAGCCAAGTAGCAGCGGAGTTGGAGTTCAAATATGAAAAAGCGCGCGAACGACTGCGGAGGAAAAAGAAATGACCCTTCGCCCCTTCCGCCTCGCCACGCTCATGGAGGCCGTCAAGGTTGCCGAGCTTCGCTATCTGGAGGCGCGGGTTGGCGGGATGAACAACGCCACGACCTACCAGAGCGATTTCGTCGAGGTCATGTCACGTGACGTAGGCGGCATCCTTGCCGAGTTGGTTGTCGGTCGGAAATTCTCCCGCACATTCCTCCCGGCGATTAACACGTTTCACAATCAAGCGGACGTTGGCGAGGACATCGAAGTGCGGTCAACCCCGCACCTTAACGGGAGCTTGATCCTGCGCGACAACGACGATCCGGGGCGGCGGTATGTGCTGGTCGTGGTTGACCCGATGCGGGGATTTGCCGTGCGGGGATGGATATACGGCTACGAGGCGACCAAGGACGAATGGCACAAGAAGGGCGAGGGACGGGCGGCTTGGTGGTATCGGGGGCCGCTGCGGGCTTGGGAGACGCTGACGTTGGAGAGGCCGAAGGATGCGGCAATGCAACCGGAGTATGCGTGGTGAATTTATGAAGAAAAAGCCTAAGCAAGAAAACATTACCGCAATCAAAATTGCGGAAATCATGCAGGATATTGATTTGCTTCGACATGAGCTTGTTTGCAAATGCGAACAGGTTGCAAACATAACGTGTGCAGACGTAATCGTGCCTAAAGGCGTATTGGCGAGCGACCAAACGGATGCCGCTGTTTTTTGGTGGGAAACCAAACAAGAAAAGTGGGTTGAACAGCAAATTCGCAAAGAGGCTTATGCCTCGGCTATTGCCAAGTTAACCGAGAAAGAGAGGCGTTTGCTTGGTTTATGAGCCAAACGCTCAAAGCGCTTGTTGAGGCTCACGGACTTGACCCGCGCCTCGTTATAAACACGCTCCAAGACAACGGGGTTTGCTCTGACCTGTGCGTCGAGGTCGAGGACGTAGGCAACGGGGGCGAGTGCTTGCGGTGGTTATTGGAGCGGGATGTGAGGGAATACCGGAGGGCGGGGAAATGAGGGAGGCATACAGGCAGAGCGGACATAAGTATCTCGGCAGGAATGTCGGGCGGGGAGGGAGGCAATACAGCAAGATCGTGAAGGCACTGAAGGGCATGGCGACATTCCAGTTGCTTGATGCGGTGGCGAGGGAGGATGCGCGCAGGCGCAGGGCAAAGGAGCAAGAGCAAGGGGTCGCGGCGGTCTAAAATGTAAGCCCCGTGGCATCGTTGACACCACGGGGCGGGCATGGGAAATGCTTGCTTGTCGGGCGCTGTCAACGCGCCCAAACGCGGTGAATGGCGCGATATTGAACAACCAAGTGGGGTTGAGTTCTGGTGGTATTACCCGCGCAAGCGGGGGCCGAAACCATTGCCGCCGATCAAAGGAACGTGCCTGCATTGCGGGGCCGGATTTGAGGTAAGCCGCCGGGGGAACCGGGAGAAGAAGTTCTGCAACGAGCGATGCGCCTGCCGCTACAACATGGTGCTGCGGCACAAAGGGCTTTATGAGCGTGGGGCCGCGATTGAGCCGTGCCTGCAATGCCATGACCTTCTTCCCATTAAGTCGAGTAAGTCGGCGGAACTGGTAGGCACTACCAAGTCGTATGTTCTGCATCGCCGCCGCAGGACGGGCTTTGACCCAAGGCGCATTATGTCGGCCACATCAAAGCGGGTGGCCGAGGTTAAGCGCCCCGCCGTAATGCGGGAGCGCCAAGCCAAACAAGAAGCGCATCGCATGAGGGTGGCCCTATCGACAGCATGGCGCGAGGAATGGTCGGGGGTCATGGATTGCTGGCATGGGTGGTATGTGGTTGGGCGCTACCGCAACCGGATCAAGGGCTATCTGTGGCAAGCGACCAAGCGGGCGACAGACCCAGAGTGGCGCGAGCGGGCGCGCATACGGGCGCACAGCAACCGATTGAAGCAAGCAACGCCTCGCAGTAAGCGATACATACCGGAGCTTGGCTGCACCCGATGGCAGGCGCGCAAGCACGTTGAGCGGCAGTTCCTACCGGGAATGTCTTGGGAAAACCACGGAACGGCATGGGAGATTGACCACATCATCCCCGCATCGCGGTTCGATGTGCGCGATCCGTTGCAGCGATTACAGATGTGTCACTACACAAATCTGCAACCACTGTGGCGCAAAGACAATCGACGCAAGCTGGACAGAGTAGAGCGAGGCACATCGCTTCAGTTGGTTATGCTGTAAGTGGTTGATGCCGAGGCAGCAATCAAACAAATTCTTTGGGTCAAGACCGTGGGGTATCGCACGACT